CGCCAGCCTGTTCGATAGCCTTTTGCGTGGCCAGATCACTGGCCTGGTTAACCAGCTTCTGAGTTTGCTCGACTTTTGAAGCTGCCTGTTCGCGCTGGTACTCCAGCTGGTTCAGCTTATCGGTCAGCTCGATGTTTTTGGCCGTGATGTCGGCCTGGTCCATGAAGGTGTTGATCAGGGTCAGCGTCGGATGGCGGTTGTAGTCCTGCTGGATTTGGTCAACCGCCTTAAGGCTGTCTTTCACCTTCGCGATCTGAGAGTCGAGGTCGGCCAGGTCCTGTTTTTGCGCCTGTAAAGATGTACGGGCATCAGCCGCGGTCGAACGCAGGCCAAGCACCGACATCTGCTGGAGCTTGGTGTTGATCTCGTCAAGATTGTTGGCAAAGCCGACTGCCTCACGATGCACCTGCTGGGTATGCTGATAAAGGCCATACATCGCAGCGCCGGCACCGATGATCACTCCAGGCCAGCCACCGAGAATACCCAGAACCCCGCTACCCAGCCGGGACATTACTGAGGCTGTATTGGTGAGATTGTTAGCTGCAGAGGTCCTGCCAGCCAGCGCCATATTCAATGATGCCTGAGCTGCAGCAAGATTACGCTCAGCGACAATCTGAGCCTCAATACTCGTCGCCGCTGCGCGCGCCTGTTGAGCGCGGTAAACAGCCTGGCGACCAGCAGCAACGCTAACCTGAGCGCCGCGAACCTGAGCCTGCGCCAGCGCGACCTCGGCGGCCGTATTAGCGAGCACTGCCCGGGTTGACTGAGCAACGCTGCCGACCATGTTGCCAAAATAACGAGCGAGGCCAACACCAACCAGAAGACCGGCTGTATTTGCCACATCATCGATGTTATTCGCCAGACCATCCAGCACGCCAGAAAGCGTGGATGATGCGCCGACAGCATCATTCGCCCCGCCAACCCATGCGAGAAAGGCGTTTTGCACTTTCTGTGCAGATCCGCTGATGGATGCAGGAAGGGTGTCGAATTCTTTACGCAGGATCTCGACATTGGTCAGCAGCGGGACGATCTTGTTTGTCGTCAGTTCTCCGTTGTTGGCCATATTTCGCAGGCCACCAACAGTGGTACCCAGCCCATCAGCCAGCAGTTTCGCCAGGCGGCCGCCGTTCTCCATGATGGAGTTAAATTCTTCGCCTCGCAAAACGCCTGAGCCAAGCGCCTGGCTAAGCTGGGTGATAACAGAGCTCGCCTCTTCGGTACTGGCGCCAGACAGCTTCAGTGAGGTTGCTACGGTTTCCGTAACTTTTGCGACGTCAGCAGAAGCGTAACCGGCATCACGCAGGGACTGTGCAATTCTGCTGTACAGATTGCTATTTGCCTCGAGGGATGTTCCGGTGCGCTGGCTAATTTCCATCAGCACGCGCTGGGATTGCACGTAATCCTCACTGGAAGAGGACGCAAGGCGAAGACGCCCATTCAACTGATTCCACGTGTCGGCAAACTGAATCAGCTGATGCGTGGCAAATGCACCAGCCCACGCACCGGCAAGCCCGGCAGCAGAGGATCGCACGGTTGCAAGCTGAGAATTCAGGTCAGCCAAAGACCGCTGAGTTTCACGCGTGGCCGCTGCAGCTTTTTTCCCGCCCTGTTCCATAGTGCGGTAGTAATCCGTCCCCATACGGGACGCTCTGGCGATCTCAGACTGGAAAGAAGACGAGTTCGCAGAAATTTTGATGATTAACTCGCGCAGCGTTGCCATATTTCACCCATAAAAAAAGCCCGCAGCCGCGGGCGTCAAAGACCAGACATCCATTTTTCGAGCTCTGAGACTTCTGCTATCTCTTCCTGCTCACCCCATTTCAGCATCACGTCAGGGATAGTAAATTTACCTCCCTGAGAGTTCAGCATTGCAACGGAGATCTGCGCCGCCTGTGCATCGGCGCGCCAGTCACCAATCGGACTGATGCGGTCGAACTCGATCCACATTTTGAGCTCGCTGGCGGTCATGGTCTGACGCAGTTCGTGGAGAGTACGCCCCAACCGGAGCGCCAGCGACATCAGGAAGAAGGTCAGCGGCTGCTTTACGGCTTTCCCGCTTCTTCCTGGCTCATTCCGAGGTTGAGGGCCTGAGCCAGCAGGCGGGAGTGCACAGGACCATAAATTTTAGATACCTGCTCCTGATCCTCATCGCTGAATACTCGTTCGCCGTTTTCATCCAGCAGAACGTCAATAAACAGAACCACATCAGCCTCTTTGTTACGCAGAAACTTTTCCGCCTCCGTCAGCGTCGGTGCCTCTTCGCCCTCGGCGAGTTGGGGATTAACGATCTCCCGGAATTTCACCCAGGCATCGCCAGAGGGTTCACGCAGCGTTACCTTTGCGCCATCCCATTCAGGGACCGTGATACCTTCTTTGGTGCGATAGGCTTTCGATGCTGTAAGCGCCACGTTGCGTAATGAATTCTGTGATGTTTTTTGCGGCATTTCATTTTTCTCTTGTTACATGATCGGAGGGATAAAAAAAAGCGGCCGAAGCCGCTCAGGAACCAGACGCGTAGATGCGTTTAGGTTTGCCGCGTACACGCAGAGAATAGGTAGCGCCAACAACGGAAGAGGTTGAAGCAGACCATGAGCTCTGGCGCACCTCAACCAGCACGTAGAAACCGTTGCCAGACGGGAATACCACGCGCAGCGCGCGCAGTTCGTCATTTTCGTAAGCGGTCTGCAGTGCCTCCTGTGCTGCTTCATCGCCAACCCAGTTACGGGTAATGCTCATTTCAGCAGGCGCGGCGAGGCCGTTGGTTTGCTCCTGTTCAGTTGAGCACAGCGTGGTTACGTCGATATCCCCTTTCTGCCCGCCGGTGAAGGTGATCTCCTTTGTTGCACAGGCTGCTTCCAGCCAGGTAACACCAGCCCCCGGGAAACCTGAGGCGTTAAAATCCTCGGCGGTTACGGGTGCGTCGGAGACGGCAAAGGTCATCCCCTTTGTGACTTCATACTTACTGGTCATGGTTTCTCCAGTTAAAAAAAAAGACCGCCGGAGCGGTCTGTTATGGTGGGTAAAGTTAAACGGTTACCTGAAATTCGAGCGTTGCCCGGTGATAGCGCAGATCAGGCTCATAGCCCGGCGTTTTCACAATGCTTTCCGGCTTCAGCACCTGCAGTGCATCAAGCGCCATATTCCTGATCGTGCGCGCTTCAGCGATGGTGCTGGAATAGACATCAACCTGCACAGAAACGGCAGATTCAGCCTGACCGCAAAGAACGTCTGCGGCCACGTCGGTAATAATCGAGAAAATTACCCAGGGCGGAGAGACTGAAGGCTTCCCGTCACTGCCGAGCGGCGCAACGTAGGGATAAACCTGCCCTCCGGCCAGCGTCGCCAGCAGAGGATAGAGATCGTCTTCCGTCATTTGCTTAATGCCTCGTCAATGGCCTGGTTCATGCGCCTGATTGCGACCTCCGTCGCCTGCTCCTGGCGAACATCGAACGCGGGACGAATGAACGGGTGCGGCGGCATGTTAACGGTACCCATTTCGACGAATCGCCAGTAAAAGGCATTTCTCGGGTTATTCGCCTTCATCGTGTTATCGCTGTTCCCGGTGCGCGGGTTAACACCACGAATATGGACGCCGGAAGAAATTTCCCCGCGGCGGCGGCTTTTTTGGGTCACCACCACCACGTTTTTTTTCAGTTTCCCGGTGCGCACCGGCGCGCGTGCGATAACTTCTTCCTTAAGGACTTCGGCACCGGCGCGCGTAGCATCACGCAGAACCTTGTTGTTTTCAGCGCGGCTTAGCGCCTCCAGATCCTTTGCGATGTCATTCAACCCAGAAAAATCGAGACTCGTCTCAATCATTTTTCAACTCCAAGCTTGCACAATATCTCCAGGCGTTCCCCCTTTTCATCGGGGATGGGCGGGCCTATAACGTTAAGGATTTTGCCTCGGTATGCCCCACTCTGAACCTTTAGTCTGGATGCCGCTGTTATAGTTTCGCCAGATTTTCCGCGAACCCATACCCTGACGTCAGCCTGAGCAATTTCGGCACCGGCAGCCATTAATTCTCTTCCGCTTCGGCCTCTGATATCTGCGCGGATGGTTTCACCATCCACCCATGTTTCAACTGGCTGGCCTGATGCGTCACGAATATTTACGGGGTTTTGTATCACAATAATTTGTATGAGCTTACCAGCGGATATAGCCATGAATGCCCTCAAATAATTGTCGGAAGTCGGAGATCATGAATTAAAAACGACACAGAGAAAGGAAGCTCTCCATGGAGTAAATCTTCCTTGTCAGCCATGTCAGGATTTCGGTACAGCATGCCCACCAGACGCATCGTGGCAGCCTTCATCCGACTGAGCGCCTCACCCTCTATTAACTTTCCTGTCTCATCAACGACCTTGTCCCGGCTTCCCTGAATAAAAGCCAGCAACACCGAACTGGCTTCCTGTATTTTTTCCTTAAGTGGGCCGTCGTCAGCATCATGATCAATGTGCAGGTGTTCCTTAATCTCATCCAGTGTCACAAGTTCAATCACGTTTTATCCCTCCCGTCGCGGCCACGCTTGGCAGCCAGGGTCCAGCCTTTCGAACCTGCCTCACCCGGCTTGTCCTGGGTCTGCTCGTCGCAGTGCCAGAGCGAACCGCCCCATGTAACCGTGTCGTCAGGCATATATTCCTGACCTGATTTGAATATGCCCTGATAAATCATCACAGGCACGTCAAAGGATTTGGTTTCGCTGGCGCCACTGGTGCGGTTAACCGTCAGGGTGAGGGTACGCTGCTCAGAATGCTGTATATCAATGCCTGCCACGCCATCAACAAGACACTCCCAGCCGCGCATGCCATGGGTTTTCTCGTAAGCGCGCCACAGGCCGCCGTTATGCGTTGCATAGCTGCCACGCGGATAGCTTTTCTCTTCATCAATAAAAGGGAGAACTTCAAGCGTCAGCGCGTCCCGGCCATCTGCGCCATCCTTACCCGGTGCAGCGGCTGGCATTGCGGATACCGCATCGCTTACGGCCTGCTCAACGAGCTGTTTAAGCATGGAAGGGTCAAAATCCTTACCATCATTCGGCGTAGGAATTTCTGCCACGGCATTTCTGACCAGCTCCTGAATCATCGGCTGGACGTCTTCAGGCGTGACGCTTTTACCGTCGCGCGGTGCCGGGATTGCAGCTACCGCATTGCTGACCATGGCGGCAATATCCGGCAATTCTGGTGCTGTCGGTGCAGGTAAATGAGCGATGGCCGCCTTTACCATGCTCTCAATGTCTGGATCGGGCGCATTGCTGATTTCTTCAACCTGCTTTGCGAGCGTCGATAGCTTCTCTTCATATTGCTCTCGCTGCGCCTGAAGGTTTTTACTGAAGTTGTCACGCATTTCGGCGAGAACCTGACCGAATTCCTCGCCCAGCACCTTTATCAGGGATAGTTCGCGTTCGTTCATTTTGTAAGAAATCCTCTGATCATGGCTTTGGCCGCCAATTGCTCAGCGTCGGTTAAAGCCTTTCCTTCATTCGCGGAGGGTGACGACTGTGACGAACTGCTTTTACCGAAGGGATCATCCGAAGCATCACGGCGCGCCAGCGCCTCAAGGCTGAAATTCTGCTGCTGAAGATAAAGAGAATCACCACCAGCCAGCGGAGGAAGGTTCTCACTTTTACGCGCTTCGTTTGGTGTGAGGATGGTATTTTTCACCCCCTCGCCCAGGGATTTGATACGGCGTTCACTGTCCATACGCAGCAGCGCATTAACGTCAAACTCAGTACC